CAACAATACCGCCAAAAATTTTTCCCATATCAGACTTGAACTGCTTACCGTATTTAGCCCAATCAACCATATCGCTAGCCCAATCCTTCTTTGCTAGGTCAATGTGGTCATAGCCTTTATCTTTGTCAGCGTTATCTGCTAGCCATTGTTTAACATCAGCCTTCTGTGCGTTGAACATCTTTTTAGCACTGCGTAGTATCATCTTTTCATACGCAAGTGATTGCCTCGTGTACTTCTGTGCTTTTAATTCACCCAGTGTGTCTCGTTTTTCTAGGTCTTTTGGGAGTTCTTTAGTCTCATCAGTTTCATCGCCTTCTGGGGCTTCTGGTGGGGTCTCAGGCGGTGTTTCATCTGTTGGGGTGGTAACAATGGTGGCAAGGTCAGTAATAGGTACGTTGTTGATAGGTACATACAGCACTTCACCTAGTTTGTTTGGTAGTGCTTCGTAACCGTACTCTGCTCGTACTTCGTCAATAGTTAGCCACTTGTTTAATCCTGCATTAGCAGTCGCTAGCTTGCGGTCTACATCTTCAGGTACAGGGTCATCAAAGCCTAGCTCTAAGGTAGGGTCTAATGGTGCAATAAGCCTTCGGTTAATAAAGTCCACAAACTGTTCTAGTCGGGGCTTGATAATTCGTTTAGCGTAGATGTATTCAGCCGTCTCTGCACTGGCACGGTTCACATCTTCAACAATACCTACAATGGTCTTAGATACCTTGAACATCGCTAGTATCTCATCTCGTGTAAATGCCTTGCTAGCTAAGAAGTCTAGGTCTTGAGCGTTCAACATAAATGGTTCAATGGTCATACCTTCTTCAAGCAGTAATCGCTTAAATGAGTTTTCGCTTCCAGCATAGCCATCATCAAACTGTTGCTTCAGTCGCTCACGGCTCTCATCTTTCAGCTTCACTGGTGATGACAAAACAACCCCAGGTCTCGCACCGTTATGGAATAGTCGGTTATTCCACTTCTTCATCTCGTAATCGGTATCAACTGTGAGGCTTGCCTTGCGTACTACGCTTAAACCTTTGTAGATGTTTTCGGGGTCTGGGGTGCTATCTCGTAATACAGCAGTGATAGGGTATTCAACTTCACCCATCTTAACAATACTGTCTACCCAGTTCTTTCCTACCTTAAACTCAACCATATGTGATGGTAGTGGTAGTAGTGCAGATGGTAATACTTTGTCATTAAGTAGGGGCTTGCCGTTTTGGTCTAGCTTTAGAATATAACTCTCACCAGTTAGGTTTAGGTACTGGTAGTGCAAGTTCCACATCTGCCTAGATGTAATGGCAAGGTTGGGGTCGTCTATGAGTGATAAGACAGGGTGTTCATCTATTTCTTCTAACTCACCATCAGGCTTCTTTTGGTACAGTCGTAGCTTTACAGCACTGGTATCATCAGCAATCTGTGAGTTCACAGCATACACCCAGCCAATGTTAGCTTTCAGTTGGTCTACTTTACTACGATATTCTTGTGCAGTCAGTGATGGTTCACCACCTTCTAAACTGCCCATACTAGGCAAGGCTGGTACTGTTGGTGCTATTCCGCCAAAGTATGCTTTTATTCTTGCTCCAAAGGTTTTTCGCTCTGTTTGGTTATCTTGCATTGGTTACGCCTTTACTCTTTATTTGCACCAGTTTCATTTGGCTATATTATACCACAATCTTGGTTAGAACACCGTGATGTTGAACTGTGGTGTACTGTCTGGTTGCAGTGCTAAAGCGACACTCCAAAAGCTATCTCCGTGTCCCATCGGACTTTCAATAGCCTTTAAGTCATTATTGACTGAAAGTATTTGGTCGGCTTGCCGTTGGTCTGGTATTAGTTTCAATCTACCTTCTTGCACTACCTTGTTAAAGTTGCTGGCTAAAGCGTTGTTGGTCTTAAACGATAATGTAACCGCTTCCATACAGGCTGGTAGTAATCCCTGCTCTGCAAATAGTTCAAACTCTGCTCGTGTATTGTCATAGAATAGCTTGTCAATCTTTAGGCGTTCGCAGATGTCTACTAGGTACTCAATTTGGTCTTTATAATCAACGTGGTCTAAGAACTTGGTTTCAAGCTGTACATATTCTTCTAACTCTGTATCTAGGTTGGGTATCACTTCAAACACTGCTAGGTGGCTAGGGTGAGCCTTTTTGCCTATGTCATACCCTGCTATAACTTGTCTAGTGCCATCGTATTCAGCTAGGGGCTTTAGGTCTTTGTCTATACAGGCTTGTAGGTCTTTGCGGTCAATGTAGCTATCTTCACTATATGCTGGCTTGCATAGGTATTCTTGATTAAATGCCTTTTCACCTAGTGTCTCTCTAATTTGGTCTAGTTCTTCATAGGTTTTCCACTCTTGCCAAATCACCTTCTTTTCAGCTTCGTTTACAATGCAGGGTCTGATAGCTATGCTAAACATTTTGGCTAATCCTTTATCAAAGAAAAAGTCATCATTAGTCTGGGGTGTCCCTACTACCCTAAATCGTCCACCTTTTTTCATCATCGGAAACATCTCTGTTTTCATCGTGTTGTTAATGCTGTGAATAATCGTAGGTGATAGCTTATTTGCAGGGTCTTTGAGTGGGTCATCAACGTATATCACTTCAGCGTGAATACCACGCTTAAAGGTCAATAAGCCTTCTGCTCTGGCTTCGTATAAAAAGCCTTCAGGCGTTCTAAACTTAATAATTGAGTTTGATGTCTCACTTAGGTTCACAAATAGGCTAGGTGCAAAGTAGGGGTTATTTTCAATTAGCCGCCTTATTTTAGATAGGTGGTAGGCTGACATACCTGCTGAATAGCTGAAGTACCTGCACTCAGTGTCTCTATCTACGGTAAATATGTCATACATAACTTCAGCATATAATCGGGTACTTTTGAAGTGGTCTCGTGCTGAAATGTCCATAGTCATCTTAGAGGCTTCCATACTTTCAGCAACCTCATCTATGTACTGCCCACCAACAAACTCACCAACACCAAATGATTGGCTAAAGATATTGTGAATAAACCAAGTAAATGATTTCTTACTGTACCGTCTGGCTTGGGTTATCTTTGCTAGATAAGCCCTGTTCAGCTCGTCAGGGTTATGCTTCTGGTTTAGCTTCTGTATCGTTTCCATCAGCCGTCTCCTCATCTAAATCTGGGGGGGTAAATGGTTGCGATAGTTTTATTAAATCTTCATCTGTGAGGTTAGAGACATCATTGTCAATCTTAATCTCTTGCTTGGCTACTGGCATACCTTCAGTACGATTATCTATTTCACGGCTATCTGCCAAACTGGTCATAGCTCGTAGGTAGGCTCGTAGTGTACGTTCTTCAACACCAGTGTGCTTTTTGTTAGCTTCAATAAATGCCATTAGTTCTTTATCGGCTCTATCACGGTCATCAGTAGGTATAATCCCCCACGCTTTAGCAAATTGTAATATCTCATCGCTGTCTGCGTTGTTCCACCTATTGTATTGGTAACTAGCAGAGTATTCTTTTTTCCATCTACCACTAGCTCTGTTTTCTGGGTTATCGCCAAACCCCCCTTTGCCTTCAGGGTTATTAGGCTTGCCATCTTTTTGGTAGCCGTTGGCGTAATTGTTAGTTCGTTTATGATTGCCCATTTAATAGCTCCTTTGCTTCTTGCCACGTTAGCTCAAAGCCACTGTAACAATGTACACATAGTATCTCGGTGAAGTCTCCATCTTGCAATTCAACACCCTCTGGTACGCTCTCAGGCACGGCTGTGGGGGCTTCTGGCAACTTTGTGCCATCTTGTCTAAGCTGTGGGAAATACTGGCGTAGTAGGTTCTTAGGTGGTAGCTCTTGATATTCAGCAATAAGGTTGTCTATCAACCAGTTTGAATACTCAGTGGTTTTGTTATCTACTACTCGGTATTCTCTGGCTAGTGTTTCGTCTAAATCGCTTACCAGCACATCAACAGTTTCAGCACCAATCTTGCGTAATGCCTTGTACCTTGTATGCCCTAGTATGATTACATTTTTGGTATCAACAACAATCGGGGCTTGGTAGCCGTACTCGCTAATGCTGTCTATCACCATCTGAACTGCCATATCATTATTATCTCTGGGGTTACGCCAGTAAGGTATGATGTCAGCAAGTGGTATGGTCTTTAGTTGTGCTTTCATACATCTGCCAATCTATCTCGTTTATCAAATACAAACCGCTTAACTAAATCATCACGCTTCATAGCGATAACTTTAGCACAGTGGAAGCAAGGTATTTCTACAAATCCTGCATTACGCCTATTGCTCGTTTCGGTGAAGCGGTCATCAGCTTTAGTCTGAGCGTCTTTAACCTGCTCATCAGTAGCTTGCCACTTAGTAGCGTCAGTCTGTTGTACGCTCTGGCTGGCAATACTGCCAAACAATCCACTGAAATACTTGTTATCTGCAAATGAGGTAATCTCACGCTGTAATTTAACATTGTCCCATTGTGAGTATTCGTTAGTACGATTATCTACTGCTCGGTATTCTCGTGCCTTGTCTGCTGATAGCTCACTAACAATAACTTCAATCTCTTTGAACCCTAAAGCTTTAAGGGCTTTATAACGTGTATGCCCAGCAATAATCACATAGTCTTTATCTACAATAATTAGGTTTTGGTAGCCGTAGCGTGTAATAGATTGCTTAACAGCTTCAACAGCCTCGTCATTATTATCACGAACATTACGGTGGTACGGCTTAATCTTAGAAATCTTAACCGTCTCTATTTTCTTTTCACTATACTGTGATGGCTTCATCGGGGTGTGCCTTCTTGTATTCAGCTTTAATTTTAATCTGGCTATCAGTCTCCCACGCTCGTGAGTATTCGGTCTTATCAAACAACTTGGCAAATCCAGTAATGTATTTCAGCTTAACTAGTTCTTCAACCTCTAGCCCTAGCTCATTACAAATCGTTTCATCAGGTATGCCGTTCTGCAACATATTGAATACGATGTTAGACATACCAGCAACTGAGTGCTTGCCTCTGGCTCGGTTATGCCTGACGGTACTAGCCATACGTTCGTTAATATCTTTTTCAAGTACCACACAAGGTAGGTAGCCATCATTTAATTCGTAAATATCTTGGTTGCGTCTCATCGTTGAGTAGCGGTGGAAGCCGTCAATAATAACGTACTTGTCTAAAGCCTTATCATAAATAGTAACTACTGGCATTGTGTAGGTGTCTGCTGATACAGAGGTATGCAACAGTCGCATTTCTTGGGTCGCAACCGCATTAGGGTTGTAGTCATTAGCTTGTACTTTTTCTAGTGGTATGAACCATACCTTGCTAACAGCATTGTTCTTAGCCTTAAAGCCTTCTGGCAAATGGTCATTGTTACCTTCATACACAGGGCGGTTTTCACTTAGGGGGTGTCTGGTTATTAAATCTTCACTCATTTCGTTGTCTCCATTTTTTCATTATACTCCATCTTGGCTCGGTTCTTTAATGCGTTATACCGCTTGTTACCAATCTTAAAGCCAATAGATGATTGCCACTGTTTTACTTTTACTAGGTCTATATCGTTATAGAATATCGTTTCAATGCAGGTCTTGTAATAATCTTCAGCGTATTCAGTTAAGCCCCAGAAGTCTAGCTTATTAAAGCCGTTCTTAATAATGTCGTAGGTGCTTTTCAATCCACCACCGTGAGCCTTGCCTACCTCTTTGCCTATCAGGTTATCTAGTAGGTAGTCTCGGTATTCTTCCCAGCTATCAAACATAAATGGTAGTTCACTCGGTACGCCAAAATCGTCTTTGCCTAGCTGACTAGCCGTAGAGATACCAGTAAATCTTTTGGTCAATGCCGTGTACGTTTCAGGTTCTAGCTCTTGCACGATGAATAGGCTTTTAACAGCCACAGCGTGTATCAGTGATGACACCCTAAGATTTTGTATAGGCTCACCATAGGCATACATCTTGTCGTAGATGTCGGGGTACTCAAGTTTGTTTTCGTGTATGTACTTCCAGATGTCTATGTAGCTCCAATCGTAAATCGGGTAATAAACATAGTGCAAATCATCATTAGTTCTAGCCCACGTTACCCATTTGTATTTAGGTGTAGTAGTAACAGTCATATGTCGCTGGGGGCTTTCTTCACTCCGCAGTCCACCAAACAGTAGGGTACGTTGGTTAGGGAATAGCAAAGCTGGAGCTTTATTTAGTGCGTCATAGTAGTCAAAATCTGGAGACCAGCCTTCAATATCACTTAGCTCTTTTAATGCTATCGGGTCTTTATCTCGCATATGTTCAGTGTCTATACCCCACAGCCTGTACCAGAACTTTGTATTTGAGCTGGCATTTTCCATTACGAACGGCATTTGTAACCACAGTGGAATTACATTAGGGTCAGTCATCATATGCTTAACGCTTTTAACGGTAGCTTGCCACTCTGCTTCTTGGTCTAGCCATAGGCAGTAAATCTTTTCACCACGCTTCTTAGCTACTTCGTTTACTAAGTGCCAAGTAACAATGCTGTCTTTGCCACCAGAGATATTAACAACCTTCGGGCAACCTTCGTACTGGTCAAACAGCCACTCTATTCGGGCGGTTGCTTCTTGCACTACATTATTATCTTTATAGATTTTCATTTACCTAATAGCTCCCAAGACTGTTCTTCAAATACTGCTACTACCATCGCACACTTAAAACCTTCACCAACAGTTCCAGTAGTAATGCTATTAACATCAGTGCCTTCAATCATCAACCCTCTGGTTGCGAATAGGTCAATAATAGCTTGCACGTTATCAGTCTCTACTTGCTTTAATGAGTTAGTGCCAACTGCTTCGTGTTCAACAAATAAGCCGTTCTTAGTCTTACTATCATATGCGTAGGTAATACTCGCACTAGCAATCTCACCAGCACCAGCAACTTCATTAGCCATAACAACAAACAGCTTGTCGCCCCACTTGCCATTAAGTTGTACCTTATCATCATCTTTTAACACCTTAACTTTTTCGCCAACTGGAATAACGCTAGACAAATATAGCAGGTTTCTATTTTCAATCCCTGCTTGGTATAGTGCATTATCAAATGCAGATAGCTTAGTGTTACCAACCCCTATTACTTTTTTTAGTTGTATCATAATGCCCCCTTCTGGTCATCTATAAAATTATTCTTAAACGAGTTACCGTGTCCCATCTCACTTTTCAATGTGTGCTTCACAAGGCTAGGTGTGATAAGTAGTAAATCCATACCTTCATCGGCAAGGAAATAGCCAAACTGATTATCGTGATGGTACAAATGTGCATTGTTTAATATCATATCTGAGTTATTATTACGCCACTGCTCAAACGCTTCATAGAGGTTGAACGGAACATCAAACACAGTAGCTACATCATAAAATCCCATCTTTGATATACCACGCCAATAACCCTTGCCGTCAGTCTGGGGCTGTCTACTGGTGTATAGGCAATAGACTGGACACCCTTTTTCAGCAGTCATTATGCGGTCTAGTTGAGCCTTCCAATCTTGAGCAAATATAAAATCGTCAGTGGTTAGTATCACTGGCTCATTATCTATGCGTCTAGCAAAGGTCTCTTTGTAGGCTCTAGCTTGATTATCGTAGGCATTAGCTTTTATGGCTAGCTTATCACTCCGCTTAGTAGTGCCAAATGTCGGGTCGTAATACACTACTACCTCACGGCAGTATCTCTCAAGCTCTGGCAGTATATGTTTTTCAATATGCTCCCTTCGGCTATCTACCGCTACAATGCCCGCTATCATCGCTCTAGCTCCGCTTGTAGGTGGTGTAGTTGGTCTTTTGGTATACCCTGCGTATTCTCGTTAGAGGTTCTATTTAAGATGTCTGGGGCGGTGTGGTCATCTGTCATAAAGGCGTACCAGTATCTCATACCTTTATAGTTCACGCATTGAAATGCCATACCACCATAGAAATGTATTGTGTAACCGTATCTATCTATGAACTCAACAGCTTTTTTCATATCAGCTTTATCGGGGCTATGCCTGTGGAATATGGCGTATTCGTGTGGTGCAAACTTCTTGTAGGTCTTAGCAAAGGTGAAGCTTAATCTCTCAACAAAGTCTCCAAAATCTTTTACTGTCCATCTAGTGTCTACAACTTTAAGTGGTATAGCGTCAGGAAATACTTTTTGTATTTTGGCTATATCGTCATCTTGTTCGTTCATTTTACCCTCACTTCGTTTTAGTCGTTATTAGTTTCTATCGGCTCTACTGACAGCTTGCAACACTATGCGTCTATCATACCTCGCTTGAGTTATCACTGCTCTAAAGTCCACACTAGGAGTTTCAACTACTACTAGCTTCTGGTGGTTTTCACTTTTATCACAGTTCACTAGGTACTCCCACGTTCGTGGCTCACCAGTGAATACATCATTTGCAATTACTCGGCAGGGTCTACCTGCTCCGTCAGTTTGCATATCAGGCTCTCTTACTAAAACTAATCTGCCCTCGCACTGTCGGCAATAGCTTGGGAAATCGGGGCGTTTATGTCGGTATTCTCTATTGTTGTAGTTCGTTATCATTTCGTTATCTCTCTTGTGTTAATGCTACCACGATTGTTTATGTAAAACAACTTGCTTCTAATATCGTCAGTCGCTTCAATAGTATCGTATAGCTTTTTGAATACTGCTTCAATGCTACCCCAGTCCCTAATCCCATTTTCTACTAAGACAACCGTTTCAGCGTCAGTGGTTCTATCTAGCTCGTTTATGATGGGTTCTTCAACACCGTAGTTGTGAGTATGGCTTGCACTATGCTCACTCCACTTAAAGTATATTCGTCTAAAGAAATCGGCAGATAGGCTACTGGCTACCTCGTCAATGTTCAAAACATCTTGGTACTGCTTAACCACTATCTCTAGGTGGCAGTTGTTCGTGTGGTAAATAACCACTACTTCAACTCGTATGTTGGTACTCTCAAGACTGTCTACTAATGTCAGTATGCCTTTGGCTCGTTCATTTATCTGCTTTTCAGTGGTCTTAGCTCGCATACCGCCATTGACAATTATGCGTACAAATCGGTTAGTAGCCTTACCATTTATTTGGCTTGCAAACACTTCTGGTTCGCCAGACATCAAAGCCCCAACATCTAGGTAATCTCCAGTTACTCCGTACTCAATATCGTTGCCAGCCACATCGTGGTCAATAACTTTAATATCGGTTTGCTTAAAATCTCTAAACACTTCTGGGGTCTTACGAATAGCGTGTAGGCTCTTTTTGTAGCTATCAAACTTAGTCCATCTTTGGTCTCTGGTAGCTTGACTGCTCAAACAGCAGGTGCTAGGGTTGCCAATCTTACCATCGTGCTTTTCAATAAAGTCTAATGCCGTGTTCACCCCCCAGAACTTACCAACTAGGTAATTCTTTTTAAGTCCCTTGCGGTTGCCAACTATGTATCTGCTATCAACTATAAGTCGTCCAGCAGGTTTGATATTTTGTAGGCTCGTGTAGTTGTCCATCATAGCCCCCTTAGAACTTAAACATCTGTTCAGGTTCGCTGTCAGACGTTTTTAGCTTGTCATTTGAAACTTCAGCAGGTGTTTTGGTTACTGGTTCATCTTTTTTATCAGACACCTTCATATCGCTCTTATTTGCCTTGTAGATAGTCTTAGTAAAGTCTAAAACGTCTTGGCGGTTATCTTGTGGTACTTGGGCTAGTATGGTCATCTCAATCACATCTGCAATATCAAAGCCCATTTCTAATAGCTCTGCACCCTTCATCGTAGCTCTAGGGCTGATGATAGCTCGTAAGCCTTTGCTTTCAACATCTTGGCGTAGGTCTTGAACCGTCTTATGCCATAGCTTGCCGTAGTGGTAATTTGCAACCATCATACCTTCAAGGTCAGTGTCTACCTTCCAGTCCAGTACGGTAAATCGGTCAAGCGTAGCACTATCTAATTGGTTTCTACCAACATACTGCCTATTCGCTCCGTTGCCGTAAGTGTTCGCAGTTCCAATGAACTTAAAATCTTTATGGCGTTTCACCATCTTGTCTGGGAAACTCATAACGCCATTGGCTAAAGCACTGTTCAAAATAATAAGTACGTTTGAGTTACCAGCGTCTACTTCGTCCATTACAAACACGCCACCTTTTTCAAAAGCGTCTCGGAAGTGAGTTTTAACATACTTGCCGTTAGCGTCCATATAACCTAGTAGGTCTGACTTAGTGGTCTGTGAGCCAACACTCATACAGTAGAAGTCTAAGCCTAGTGCTTCACTCACTTGCTCTGCACTTTTAGTCTTGCCTGAACCTGCCGTGCCAACCATCAAAACATTGTGGTCAAGCCCTGCAATCGTTACAAGCTGGTTGAGCTGTTTATGCTTCAAGCCTTTAATCTCTGTTCGTTTAGTGCCGTTGATTACGATAGTAGGTTGGTACTTCTTAATGTCATCAACCTGCTTTTTAAGTTCAGTAACTACTTCGTCAATCTTGCCTTCTATCTGCTTTGAAACAACTTGGTCTACTTCAGTGAGTAGGGTTGTTAGTGATTTAAGTTCGCTCATCGTTTTTTAATCCTTCGTTGTTAATCAGTTATTTGTAAATAAGTTGCTATATCATCGCCTTTGAAGTTACGCATAGCGTATCTATCGGCTTCTTGCCAAAGCTTGATGTAGAGTTTAGCTCTAGGCTCATTGCTTTCAGCCCACTGCCAACTCTTGTGGTTCAGTACGATACAAAACTTAGCCCACATTGTAGCGTCAGTTTTCCACTCCTGACATCGGTTGTAGGTATCTTGTATCGCTAGCTCACCAAACATATCTGCAATACTAAAATCTTGCCAGAAGGTATTACCTTCGTCTCGTATGTCAATTCCAAGAGGTTGCATATCTACCTACCTTTCCAATTTCGTTAGGGTTGTCTTATAAAGGGCTAGCTTTGCGTTAGCTCGGTCAATCGTATCTTGCCACTCTTTAGTAGCTTCAGTTGGTTCGGTCTCTATCACAATACTGCCAGCTCTGGTGTATCGTGGCTCTGGGGCTGTAATCATTGTCAAAAACTTAATGCGACCTCGCAAAAGCTTCTTTAACTGTTCAGCTTCATTGTCAGTGAGTTTAAGGGTAGTCATTACACTACCCTCGCTATCTGAATATGTCCGTAAGCGGTCATAACTTCTTTAACTTCTATTGCGTCAAGTAGTGCATATAGCTGTTTGGTTTTTACCCAGTCAGTCCCTGCAATCTTGGCTCTTACACCAAAATAAGCCATAGTCTTTGCCACCGTTGGGTGGTCAGTGTCTCTGACTTCGTACTTCCTATTTTCTACTGCTACTGTTTGGTTCATTTCTGAACTCCCTTCGTTTTTAGCGACAAGCCCCTTACTTATCTGTTTCTATTATACCTGTTCTTGGTTCAGTTGTAAAGCTTTTTATGAACTTTGTGTAACTTTGTATAGAAAAACCGCCCAACTAGTGAGCGGTCTAACACCTCGTATAACTACACCTCAATGTAGTTGGTTGCCAAGATTACTCTTGTGGCTCACCAGAGTTAGCGTTTTGAGTATTATCGCTATTTTCGTCTGGCTTCGGCAACCTACGAGCTTCAACTGCTTTTTTAAGTGCTTCTGGGTTATTACTAAAGTCTTGATGGTCTGGTGAATTAACACTAGCCACGCCACCTTTGCGTCCAGTCTCTACATAATCTATCTTACCATAGTCTTTTTCACCTTTGCGTAAGTTCCACCCTCTGGGTCGTTTAACTCTATCTGTCATTTTACTATATTACTCCAATCTCGCTTGGCTTCAAAGGTTTATCTACATTATTAAAACCCTCATACCCCATATTTTCAAGCGTATTTCTTATGTCTACCCCCACGCTTACTATCTTGTCTAGGGCGGTCTGGCGGTAGCCATCGCTCAATAATACATTAGCCATAGTTACTTTGTCTGAATACTGATTAAAACACATATAGGTGAACTTAACCGCATTTGGGTGTAGCACTGCGTAGCAACCAGATTGAATACTACCAGTATATGATACGGCAGTACCCTTCCCAGTTTTGTAATCTACTATGTACTCACCATTTTCTCCGTATATTAAATCGGTTATACCAGATAGCCAAAGCCAGTCTAGCACTTCAATTTTCTTATACACTTCGGTCTGGGGCTTTATGAGTGGCTTACCACCAAACACAGTAGGTAGTGATTGAGTTTCAATAACCTCTTTTTCCCACTCCTCGTGCATTTGAATACCAAACTTCATAAACTCATTAGGCTCGTGCCAGACACCCATTAAAGCTTCAATCGCTTCTGACTGTCTACCTTGTAACCACATCGTGATTATTGAACTGCTAATCTTGAGCTTCATACTAATCCTTAAATCTTTTTAATACTAACACGCTTTTTGCGGTCATTTTCTTTAATGCCAGTAGGCAGGTCTTTGTGCTTCAAAACATATTCTTCAATAGCCTTAGTGTTCAACGAATAGTCGGTATGCTCTGGCACAAACTTAGCTACCTTAAAGTCATCACCCACTTTGTCAATCGTTTCAGCAGGGGAATAGATAGCACCATAGGCTCGGTACTCAATCTTAATCTTATCGCCCTTACTACCACTCCAGTATTCGCCTTCTACTTCAAGTGCCGTCTTTTCAATCTCTTTTTCAAGAGTGCCTAAAAATGCGTCAATCTTTTCTTTCAGTTCCAGCACCTCTATCAGTGCTTGCTCTGCTTCAGCGTCAATACCAGCTTTGGTACTTCGTGCAAATAGTTGGCTAATTCGGTCAGTATCTAGTGTAATCAAACTCATCGTTAGTCCTTACCTAATGCTTCTTTAAGCATTTTCATTAGGTCATTTACCATATCTTCCATCACACTGCTTTTAACACGCTTAGCCAAAGTTTTGGCAGTATCGGTTGCGGTTTCAGCTAATGCTATTGAGGCAGATAATTTGCTAACGCCACCAACAAAAGTCTGTACTCCAGTTGGGTCGCCATTTTCATCTTCATCTACTCGCATTACACAGAGTAAACCACCGTCCCATTTGCTCAACACTTCATCTACGGTCTGTCGCAAGGTAGGGTATTCAGCTTTGCGTTCTTTAATCATATCGGCATAGCCACCATTCCTAATCTTTGATGTATCTTTAGACATTTTCTTCAATCTCCTTAACTCTCTTTTCACAATCTTTAGTAAAATACTGTCTCAGTTTTTCTGGTACAGTTTTGTAGATATTCTCTACATCTTCACGGCTCTGGGCTTGTGCAATCTTTTCACGCACTTCCGCAAAATCTATATTGCCACCACCACTGCTAGCTGGGGTTGCACGGTTTACAGCCGTCTTACCAGTTAGGCTCTCAGCGTCATCGTCATCGGTTGCTAACCCAAAGGCTAGTAATAATGAGTAACGCCTAGCATATGTCAGTGAGCTACCATAGTCTTGAGCAGGGTTTACCTTGCCACCAGACAATGCACCAGTTTCAATTATCTTTGCACCACGCACTGCTCGTAGCTCTTTGCCAGTTTCATCTAGTATGTGCGTAACAATGTGGTCTGTCTCATCTACCTCTTGGAAGTAAGTGAGCTTAACACTCTCTAGGTAACTGTGAATACCAGCAAGGTCGGTGTACTTGTAGCCGTACCCCTGCGTATTCTTTTTTAATGTAGTTTTACTTGGCATTTACTATCTCCTTTAGTTCCTTCTCAGTTGCTTCAAGATTTTTAATCTGACGCTTGAGCTTATATCGCTTACTCCAGCCAGTTGTCTGTGCAAGTTCGTTTTCAAGCACTATGGTCATTTTGCCAATTACATCTAAGCCATCAGCCGATACTTTTTTACAAAACTTAATGCTTGTTATTTGCCCACTAGATAAAATGCTACCGTCTGACATTTTAATGAACTTTGGCATTTCGTCTTTTTCAACAGCCTTAGA